ATCACAACTGATACCGTCCCACTTCACCCGCACCATACCGTCACGGGCATTAATAGCGAGGGCAGATACACACCAGCCCTCGCGCAAAACGTAAGTCGAGTTGTTTGCCAACTCTGCCGTAACCGTTACATTGACCATGCCATCGAAATCCTCGATGGCTAGTCCCGGAACGGTTGACACATCTCCCTCGATTGAAGGGACGCGGGGAAGCTCACTGTAGCCATGGATATAATCCTGACCTGCTATCCCTGCACGCTCGATGACAGAAGGCGTGATGGTAAAATTACCACGCAACGGGAATTGATTGCCATCCACCTTGAGGTAGGCAATCCCTGCTATTCTTTGCGCCATGTTTCAGTCCTTCCTCTGATGGAGATTAAGCCGCGACTACGGTATCAACACCGCGATCATATTGCAGTCTAAACTGTGCAAGAACTGCAAAAACTCTTAACTGGTTCACCAAATCTGGCGGATACAAAACATTCACTCGATTTGGGTCATTGGGATCGCGTTCAACGATCAAGTTTGTCTTGAATGCTTTTCCATTCTCGACTAGCCCATTGAACTCATCGACGCGATATTGCGCGACCAGTTCTGCCTTGATAATCTTGGGAGTGACGATTGCCTGGCCAGCTCCGAACCGTGTGCCATCGTCTGCCAATTTATGTCTTGGGAATTTACTCGTGATGGCTTGCCGCTGATTGCGTAGGAGCTTCGCCAAGGTTGCGAGCGTCGTCACCAGTTCATAGGCGTCGTCAGAATTGCCATAGAGGTTCTTTTGGTAAGTCGTATTCTCCCGCATGACCATCGGAACATCGACAGGCGTGCGCTGAGTAGCGATCCCAACAAAGGAAAGCCCATTCAGCTCGGAAAGGAGGAAGCGACCATGCGATTGCGCCGGCAAGCAACTCGCCAGCGATAAGGTCTGCAACGGACGCGCAGGATCATTGACAAGAGCACGCGCAGCCTTCGCCGTATAAGCCGCTGCCCATTCGTAAGAAGGAGTTGGGCTAGCAACCTCAATCCCCATGACAGACATCTGTGCACTATTGCGTGTCTCTCCGAACAGGAGAAGGTCGCTATAGATACCACGCTTAGAGCTAAACAAATGCCCGTAATGTTGCCGGATAAAACCCCACCTGCCGGTATCAGAAAATCCGAACTCAGTCTCCCACGCCAGCATCGACGTTGAATCAGTGAACGGCATACAGACATAGTCGATTTCCGTTTCACCGAGGGCACTGATGGCATTCGTCATTACCGGATCACCGGTGCCACCAGTCAATTGCGTATAGGTTAGGGTGATGCCAGCTGGCAATTGCTCTCCGCCAACGGTTCCGTAATAACTATCTGACATCAAAATCTCATCACCAAGCTTACCTTTGTACTTGGATGTGACTGTGACCGTTCCTGTAGTCACAGTAGCCAAAACAGGGATGCTAGGATTGGCATTGATTGCCGCCTCGATTGAAGACGCAACAATGTCAACCGTATCCGTTGCCGCAACATAGACCGGAACATTTTGACCGGCAATGTAAAGATCAATCGTCCCAGCAGCAGTCGGAGCAGTAGCCACAACAATGCTTCCAGTTGCGGCCGCACCGGACGGTTCTGCCAGCGGCAGTCCCCAAACTTCATTCGCCCAATTGTTAGCGAAGAAAGCCTTGAACATATTCGCAAGCATCGAACCTTTACCGAACATCGCATCAGCAGCAGCTTGCGACGCACAAGCAATCGGAACGTCCGGAATTGCGGTTCCAGATGCTGTCATAATTCCAACAAGCAGGGAACGTCCGGGAGTCAATCCCAGCCCTGCCATGCTTGGATCAATTTCCACCCAGTACAGTGGCATGCGCCAGTTGGATGGTATCTGATTAAAAGAGACGGGCATGCTGCCCTCCTTATGGTTTGAAGATTATTCCCTGTTGGCAATCTTACGTGGCGGAGTAGAAGGATGTTTGTCCTTCTCTTTCACCATCATAGGATCGCCACCACCTTCTGGCGTGATATCACCATCCCTGATACGACGATTGGTGAATGAATCGTCTGGCCATTCTGCCGAACCTTCCGCACGAAATTTTCCAGCAGTCGGATGAAACAACACCCTGCGGATGTCGTCATTTTTTGGAAACACTTTCATCTTCTTTCTCCCTCTCTGTAGGCAGGTTCCACTCAGCAACCACCTGCTGAATTTGCGTTGTATCTGTTCCACCCGGATAGTGTGTCTCAAAATGAACCTTACTAAGAACATTATCAACAATTGGCGGAAAGTCGATCACGCCAAGGTCGCAAGTCAAAGTGAAACGGCACTCAGCAACTGGAATAGAATTATCCGCTCCCGCGTTACCGAATTGATGAGTGCGATTGCCGCGCACATAGGCTTGTATCATCGCGTTCTTATTTAAATACAAACTCGGATCGCGGAACATCCTATCAGTAAGCAGCATCCACGCTGTATCCAAAATATTCTCAGCCGCTTCCCCGTCATTGTTCTGAACGATAATTGAAAAGCCATACAGCACAGAAGAATGAAAGCGAGGTTCACCCGCATTCGGATCGCCTTCTGGCGTTAGGTCCTCATTGATAAAGTAAACTCCAAAGAATGGAATTTTTTCCGGTTGGATCTGTTCTGCTTTATTCGTACCAAACTTGAATGTATTGAAATATGGAATTGTTTTAATGCGCGCCAGCATCGCGTCCCGGACAATGATAGGATAACTGCTGACATACGTCATGGCTTGGCCTGTACAACATGACGAAGCGTCAAAGTTGTTTCACCACCACCATTCGGATCAGCATCAATAACCTCGAATTGCCCTTCAGCCGGAACGCCACTGTCAGTCGGAACGTCGATCAAATCACCTTGGATTGGAAGCACGGCAAACTCCGCGTCTCTGATATCCAAAATGACTCGCGTCTCTGAGATGATGGAATTCTCCAGCCCTTCAACGTCGATTGCCTCGATGTCAAATATTCCGCGTGCTTGATACGCCGCAGCTGCCGGCTGGCTCGCAACCGGAGTAACCGTTACCATGCGACTGTACAAGTCTTGCGCAGGGCTGTAAACTCTCTCAGACCAATTGACTGGCATACTCTACCTTTTCTGCAACGTCTTAAATAATTTTCGCGCTGCTTGCTTGCCCAATCGCTTAGATCGTCTCCGCAACCTGCGACGCCTCAATGTTCTACGTCCCGGCTTCGTGCCCTGATAGCGTTCACCATAAGGAATATATTTAAGGCGTCCGGGTATCCACCGGCCTTTCGCATCACGCGGTTGTGAACGCCAATCGTGGCGCCAATGATGATCAAGCCAATCACTCCGCGATCTAGCCCATTCTGACTTCGCCCACCGCGCACCTGACTGAGCCTTATTCTCTCGCGACTGATCATTCTGATCAAGAACGGTGAAAAGCTTATTTACAAATTTGGAAGAAGAATTTGATCCAAAACTTTTACCAGACATCCAGTCCCGTCGCACTCTATCAAATTCGCTCCCACCTCCCGATTGAATCCCTTTAACAAAGCGATCTGTCAAGCCACCAGTAGGACCGGCCAATTGTCGCATCAAAAAATCTTCACCAAGGTCCTCCAGCTTCTTCGATAGAACCTGATCGAGTAAATTGTCATCGCCCTCTACAAGAGCAGAAACCATCTGGGCAATTTGCCCAACTCCGAAAAAGCCAGCGATGCCCATATCACGCTGTCAACCTTGTATAGCGTTGTAACAAATCCTTCGCAGCTCGCTGCGCTGGCGTTCCACCTGAACCACCGCCACCACTTGAGAGAGCTTTCAAAGTCGAGGCCGGATCGAAATAGGTGATGCGGCTCTCCTTGTGAGCAATTGCCCGGATCGAAGCATCACCGCGCTGCGTCGCATAGTAGGCATCACGCGTGAACAAGAGCGTAGCTTGCCGCAATGCGGCCGGCACTTCCTGCGGGACCTTGTAGCCACCAGCATAAGTCGCAATCACTGATTCAGTCCAGAACGTCCCGTTGAAGATTGTTAGGATGCCTGACTCTTGGTCGATGTCGAAATCAACAATGGCTCCATCCGCATCAATTGATACGATGTCCTCAGGCCTCACTGGATAACGCGAGAGCGCAAGCCGCGTGATTGGATTTTCAATCTCACGGAAAGTCTCAATCACTTCCTCTTTCGGGAAGACACGGCTACAGAGAGTTTGAACTTCATCCGATGCTTGCAAAATTAGCATCTTCAAAAGCTCATCGCTGTCACTGCTTGAAGCCGGGATTTTCAAAGTCACTTTCGCTTCGTACAAAGTGACAAGAGCCTTGTCAAGAGCTGGCTTGGTGACTGTTATGCTAGAGTGCATTGCCAGCCTCCATCTGGAACTGAGCGAACAGTTCACGCAGCGACAGAGGTGGGCCTAACGTCCCATTACTCATAATTGGAAATGCTTCAAACGTACTAGCTCTGATGTCCCACTCAACAATCTCAATTGGCGCAGGACCGGGATCGCCTTTCAATCCGCGTTCACCTTGCGGTCCCGGCTTCCCGGTCTTGCCAATCCCCGGACCTGACTTCCAACCGGGACCGGGGCACATACCCGGATGATTGTGTTTGGCAACAAACCATTTCTGGTCGAGCGTCACAACGTCCAGTTCTTCATATGTTTCCTTTGGATCAAACGTCTCCCTGATATTCAGAGAGATACCGTCTTCACCATGACGGCCATCCTTGCCGTCTAAGCCGCGATTGGCGAGACAGATCCATTCATCTGTTCCCGGTGTCTTCGCCGTATCCTTCAAAGCTTGGTAGAGACTTCCATCATGTGTAACAACTTCACCATCGTAATGAACAGAACCTTCCTTCCAAACTTTTACTTTTTGCAACTTTCCTGGTGCACCGTCTTTGCCGTTCAATCCATTGGCACCGTCTTTACCATTGACGCCATCGCGTCCATCTTTGCCGTCAATGCCGTTGATGCCGTCCTTTCCATCATTACCAGCTAATCCACTGATCCCGTCTTTCCCATCAATGCCATCCTTGCCAGCTGGGCCAGTCGCGCCGCTTTCTCCCTTATCGCCTTGCACACCGCACACACCCTGCGCACCGTCTGGACCGGCTGGACCGGCCTCACCCTGTGGCCCTGGTTTGCCCTCCTCACCATTGATCCCGTCCTTACCATCTTGTCCATTGATGCCATCCTCACCATCATGCAGAGAATTCACTTTGTCTGTGATCATCTGATCCCAAAGAACAATCCTTCCGGCAACCGCTCCTTCAAGAGCTTTTTGCATTCGCTCAATTCGTAATTCGCTTTCAGCAAATTGTTGCTTCACGTCCGCGATAAGCGCAGCAATACGATATGCTGCCTCTCTTTCGATACGTCCAGCAACGGCACCTAGCTCTTGCGCAAGCAACTCAAATGGAGAGATTGCGTTCATGGGAGCTTCTGAAGAGGGAAGTAAGCTTTGTTCTGTCAGCATCGGTTATGCCTTTTGGTTCGCTGGGCTGCGGAGGTTTAACGTCCGCTGCCGGTGCTGGCGGTGGCGCTCCCGGTGCTGGGGCTGCTGGGATTTTTCCCGCTGCGCTTAATGGAACGACCTGCTGCTGTACGCGCGGCTCATCACCAAACTTGACTTGTTCCATATCAAACGCAGCACGCGCCTCATTAGGTGAAT